ACCCTATCCCCGCAGAGTGCCTACACCCTGCTACTCAAGCTGTGCAAGTCACACGGCATACCCTTCCACACCACGGAAGACATCATCGACTCCATCGAGGAGGCGGTGACTGAAATGATTATCCAAGCAATCGAAGACAACGAACAATGACTAACATAGACACGGCTGTAAGGCGTATGTTCCACATGGGCAAGCCCATAGAATCAATAGCACAAACACACAAAATTTCAATCAAACGAGTGAGAAAAATTATTACAAACTCAAGTTCAATCAACAAACAAACACCTATGAAAAAATCAACAACACACCGATCGTATCTGCGTACCCCAAAATTTAATGCTGATGTGAAGAGACACCTTAAGCGTGGGCTTACCTCCACAGAGGTGGCCGCCGTTATGGGATGCTCTTACAGCACGGTAAACAGGGCTATGCGTGACATGGAGCCTAAGAAAACACCCGTGAAGAAGGCGACCAAGGTCGCTGCAAAGCCAACGAAAGCACCTCCAACTGCTGCATCAAAGAATAACAATCAACGCACCTCTTCCTTTAGTTTTTTGTGGGGAGCAATTTCATTCTCAAAAACAACATCGGGCAATGAATAAAGAAGAATTGATGGAGGTTCTCGCAGAAGAAGAATGCCTACTGGCTGACGGATTCAAAGAAGCTCTAATAGGCCGCACGTACAGCGCCAATGTGGTTGCCGTTTACGACATTGACAAAATGATTGACGTGTTGGTAAACGATGGAATGGATTGGGATGATGCCTTAGAGCATATCGAATACAATGTTGTAGGCTCCTATGTAGGAGAGAAGACACCAATATATATATGCCTTGAGAAGAATGACTGACGAATACATGGACGAGCAGTGGGCCAAGATCGAAGCCCGCATGAGGCGGTTCGAAGAGACCGCATCGTATCAAGACAAGATGTTCCTTGACTGCATGGTCAGGGACTGGGAAGCTAAAATGAAACTAAAACTACAAGATGAAGCGATACAAGGTACGATTCCACCTAGCCCGTGGTGAAAACTATATGCAGTGGCAAGTGTCTGACCTACAGGAGGATACGAAGGACTACTTCGACCCCGACTTGAAGTCAATCGTGATGCGTGACTGCACATTAGGCAACTACCCCAGTACGGCAAAGAAAATCTTTGACGGTGAAAATAAAACAGTATGTGCATGGGTTGCATGTGATGAGATTAGCGTTGTAGATTTGCTTCCCACTACGGGTAGCTTGACACACTACAAGTACAATCCACGAAAGAATCCGCATTGGTTTACAGAAACAACAGACAACGCCGACAACAGGCAATTCAAAATGATGGTAACAAACAACCGCAAAGTATATGGCTAACTCACTATTCTCCCTTCACGCTTACGTCAAGAACGGCACATGGATGTTCGACGACGATGCCCGCGACATCAAAGAAGAACCCTTCGTGGCAGGTGCTGACATCCTATTCGACCTCATGAGTGGTCGTGAAGCAGACCCCAGTGTCAAGTCCTGCGACATCGTATTTGGTGCAACACCTATCCCCGATCATGACGTACACGTCAAGCTTGTGGGTGATGATGGACACAACGGGCACTACTATACGGTAGAGTACTTCGGCATGTATCGTGCTGTCGAGACCTTTGAGTTCTGGCTATGCCCTGCTCTGCTTGCCTTCTTTGACTCCGCACCAGAAGACATCTTCGTATCTATTGCATCATGAGTCTATCCAGAACAAAAGGCACGGCAAAATTCACGAAGAACATGGCCAAGAATGACCACAGCCCCAGAGCACGGAGGCGCAAGATGAAGCGGTTCCTAGACAAGAATTTTCCAATCAAAAAAACCAAAGACAATGAGTAAATACACATCCCTATACGAAGAGGTGTCGAGCATCGACCACCACCAAGACAAGCACGTATCTACTGCAAAGCAGATGGTTCTTGCAGATATAGAGGAGATGGGGGAGGAAGAGTTCCTTTCTCAAAACTCATCAGACATAGCCAATTCATTCATGGCGGTATGCGTGGAGTCTTCATCCGAGCAGTTAGATGAGATTCTTTCCTTGCGAGAAGCGGAGAAAGGTCTTGACGAATTGGGTTTAGGCGAGAATCAGTACAGGGTTGACCTCCCAAAGGTTGTGACCGCATGCCACAACAACTTTTCTATGGGTATGTCTGTGCTTTCAAACTACCTGAAAATTCTTGAACAAGTAAAAACAACCAATGAGTAATACAGAAAATAATTTCCTTCAAAGCGTTAAGCTTGAGTATGAGAAGCACATGGACGAGGAGATTGGCGACACGAGGAGCAGGGACAACGTAGAGCACAGGGCCGCGCTGTCTAATTCTCTTCGACCATACGCCACAACCATAGAACTAGGTAAAATGTGGGGCAGAGACCACTCTACCATCGTTCACTACAGGAGAGAGCATCTACCACTGATTCAGTGGTCACCTCAATACAGATTCAAGTACGGGGTGGCCTTGGCTTCTGCACAAAGCGTTGCGGAAAAGATGGACGTTGACCCCCTGTATAGATCTGACGTTCAACTTGAGAAACAGCTTGAACAGCTTGACGATATCATCGACTGGGTTTCAGAAATGCGAACAAAAGTTCAACAAAAGCTTGCAGAATCAGAGTCTCGTCCTTAAATTTGCACACGAGTCGTCCGACTAAAGAATGCACAATGAAGACACTAAAGCGACTGTTGAGGGAACTCAAGGTTATCTGGAACGAAGACATCCTGTACTGGATCGAGGACTGGTATTTCTGGAAGTTCACTTTCCCCAAACACTACAAAGGTAAGAGGTGTCTCCGTTGCGGCAGAACAGTTGCTGACTGCGAATGTCTCGACGATAATGCAATGCACAGTTAATATAAAATTCAATTCAATTCACTATCATGTCTAATTACAAATTCAAGACCACAAACATCCGTGGCAAGCAGTACGTTGAAGTCAACGAACGCATCAAATTCTTCCGACAGGAGGACCAGTACAAGGGGTGGGGTATCCACACCGACATCAATATGCTCGACGGGGATCAATGCCTGTGCAAGTGTACCATCGTCAATGAAGACGGAGAGGTCATTGCTCAAGGTCATGCTCACGAGGTCAAGTCATCATCCAACATTAACAAGACAAGCCATGTCGAAAACTGTGAGACCTCAGCCGTGGGACGAGCTCTTGCCATGCTCGGAATCGGAATCGACACTTCTATTGCGTCGTCTAACGAAGTCCAAGAAGCCATTGCAAAGCAACAGGAGATGGTTGACAATCCGCAAGTCCAAAAGCTTGCCAAGGCGCTAGATGCTCCAGTGGAGAACATCATGGACAAGGCGGTGTCTTACATCAAGAGCTCTACAGACAAGAAGAAAGCCTTCGACTCCATCATGTTGAAGTACGAGTCTCAGCTCACAGATAAGCAGGTTACAGGACTTAAGAAGTTTGTGCGATGAGTAAATTCTTTACATCTAGCACAGTAGACGATCTTATTGAACTGGCTAAAAAGCCAGTCGATTACAGCTCTTTTGACGACATCAACGCTCTACATCACATGAGACATGAAGCAAGCTGTATCATACACGAAAATGATAGGGTTTCCGATTCTGTGAGAGCATCACTAGAGTCTATTGTTTCTCTTATCAACGATGAGATAGACAAGTCAAGAGGTCTCTGATGAATTCAAAACTCAACAAGGGGGGCATATTCGTCCCCCTTGCTAACAGGGGTAAAGACAAGAAGCTTATCCCGTGGTCTCACATCACTAAACAAAGAGTGTACCCATCTATTAACCACTGCGTATCAGAAAAGTATGGCATCGACTCCTATCTCGTAGAGAAAACGATCGACGGCAAAAAGATGCAGCGGTTATTCAAAACAGAAAGGGATGCACTCAAAGCTCTTGACATGTTTTTAATTACAAACGGGCGTGAACCACGCCACATTCTCAAGCGAACATGACAATGCGCGAACAACTTCAGGAGCGACTGGGTAAGCCTCACCTCTCCTACTCCTCACTCAAATACGCCCTAGGCGATATGAAACTGTGGGAGATGTACATGAGGGGCCAACTCAAAAAGGAATCAGAAGCCCTGTTCTTTGGTAGCCTGTATGACATGCTCCTGTTTGAACCAGACAAAGCACATGAACTTTACTACGCTCTTGACGACTCTGACATCTGTGAGTCTATTGGTGGCCGTAGCCCACGCTCTACGAAAAAGTACCGCGAATGGAAAGCGGAACAGGCGGAAGCTTCGGGGGGAAAGCAACTGGTCAGTAAGGAGGACTGGAAGAAAGCGCAGGAGATGATACAGCGCCTCAAGGACTGCGGCCTATACGACAAAAGGTTTGCAGGTGGCCAGTATCAAGTGGAGTTCAACGTGGACTTGGATGGGGTGCCCTTGAAGGGATTCCTTGACTGTCTGCAGGACGACTGCATCATTGACTCAAAGTCCTCCCGTGGTGTAAATAAATTCAGGTACGATGTTAGGGGATTCAGCTATGATATTCAGGCATACATCTACACTAAGGTGTTTGATATCAAGGATTTCTACTGGGTGGTGCAAGAAAAGAACTTCCCGTTCTACCCTGCGGATGTCAAGTGTACAGAAGAAACACTCTTCAACGGAGAGATGAAGTTTCACGAAGCGTTGGAAAACATCAGGAAGTGGCTTGATGAGGACACACAAACAATAACTCACTATGCGGAATTTGTTGTTTAAGTCATTAGATGTTGCATTTTTTGTTTTGTTTTTATACATTCTAGATCTTTGTTTAATTCAAATTTTTTACTCATGAGCGATAAGCAATATGATTCCGTACTCGTAGGGTACGCTGAAGAACCTCGTCACAACGACGATGGTCAACTAATGAGCTGGAGCGTCCGATTCAAGGACACCGAGCTTAAAGAGATGGTGGAGAAGTATGCCACCTCTCGTAACGAACAAGGCCAAGGGGGTAACCTCTACGTGACCATGTTTATGTCTAAGAGTGGTAAGGCATGCTGCCGAGTCTTTGATCCTAACAGCGCTGCTGCGAAGGAGAAGAGAGCGGCCAAGCAAGCTGCTACCCAAACTGATGAGGTCCCCTTCTAAGGGAGCCCCTATCTACTACATGACCGCTCGTGTCGCCTTCAAGAAAAAGAAGGTTGTACACGAGCGTGTTGTGTGGGTAGTATCTGTGTTCGAAAGTCCGCATGCTATTGCTTCCTATGATGCCAAAACAATGACCCGACTCAAAAGAGAGTTGTTCGGAAAGAACCTTAAGTCAGAGAAGCACATTATCATCCGTGACATCGTATCAAAAAAATTCATATCCAATTCAATCCTAACTATTGATGAACACAAGAAGCAGTATCAGGAGCAAATGCAAAGAACTTGAGGATCTACTCCTCTTGAAGAACGAAAAGTATGGAAACTCAGCGCTCGACCCGCTGAACGTTTTCTCAGAAGCTGGGGCTGTCGCAGGCATTAAGATGCGTATCGACGACAAGCTCAAGCGAATCAAGAACGCAGGCCTTGTAGATGCAACGGAGGACACGCTACAAGATCTTGCAGGTTACCTAATCCTCCTTATGATCGCCAAGGAAAATGAAAGTCACGATATTCAAAAACGTATACGACAAAACGAATCCCCATCACATTCATCTGTCAACAGCACTCCAACGTATCCAGACAGGGAAGTCGTCTACACTGGTATCTGAAGTCCGAGATGGCGATAAAGAGAAAAAGAAGGAGCTCCCCGTTGTTTGTTTCAGCGGGGAGTTTTCGTCAAGAGCCGATGACGCGCTCTTCGAGCATTCGGGATTTCTTATTCTGGACTTCGACCACGTTGACGTTGACACAACCAAGACAGCCCTTGGCACAGATGATTTCATTCATTCATGTTGGACTTCGCCTAGTGGAAACGGCATCAAGGCGTTGGTCCACATTACGAACCCTGAGCGACACAGAGATCACTTTAGAGCGCTTGTCAAGTATTTCGAAAGAACCCATGGGCTAGAGCTTGACGAGTCAGGCATCAACGAGTCCCGTGCATGCTTTGAGTCATACGACCCAGACATCATCATAAAGGATGACTACAAGAGGTTCGGACACTTCACAACGGAACACGCAGAGGCGCAGGTACCTGTAAACGAGGCCTACGACCACACCGACTACATGAAGCTCAACTTGGCGTGTCGCATGATTCGCAACGCTGAGGATGGAGAGAAGCACAAGATGCTTGTAAGGGCTTCAAGGCTGTGTGGTGGATTCATAGCAGCGGGTCGCATGGAAGAAGAGGAGGTGGTGCGTGTGCTGCACAGGGAGATATGTAAGAGGGAAGTAGAGTCAGAGAGCCACGCTCTTAACACCATCCTTGACGGCATCAACATGGGTAAAGACATGCCCATCAAAGACCTTGTGGATGAAGAGAAGCAGGTAAAGCGTGAGATGCTCCTCAACGATGGGGACATGTCCTTCATCTCCTCGGACGACTCTGACTTCAGATGGATCGACGACTACTCTCAGGGCAAGATTCAAATAGGACTTGACACAGGTGATGCAAAGCTTGATGAATACCTTAGGTACAAGAAGGAGTTTGTCATTGTCAATGGGCACTCTAACGTGGGTAAGACCACCACAGTGTTGTACTTGATTGCAAACTCTGCAGTTAGGCACGACTGGAAGTGGGTTCTTTACTCCTCCGAGAACAGGACCGCATCAATAAAGATGCAGCTGATGCAGTTTGCGATGGACAAGAAGGTATCCGACATGACTTTCTTTGAGCGCAAAGAAGCTTACAAGTGGGTGCAGGATCACTTTACTGTAATTAGCAACGAGCAGGTATACAGCTACAGCGACATCATTCTTTTCATGGAGAAGATTATGCGCCAACAACCTGTGGATGCCATCTTTGTAGACCCGTACAACAGCCTAAAGCTGGACATGAAGGGGTCTAACATCGGTGTACACGACTACCACTACGAGGCGGCCAGTGAGTTCCTCACGTTCAGCAAGGCTAATGATGTGGCTGTGTGGCTCAACATGCATGCTGTTACTGAGGCTCAGCGCCGCAAGGGTCCTGATGGATTGCCTGTGGCTCCCTACGCTGAGGATACAGAGGGTGGCGGAAAGTTCGTAAACAGAGCGGATTGCTTCATTACTCTTCACCGAAAGGTTCAATCAATGGACCCTAGCATACGCAAGATGAGCGAATTACATGTTAGAAAGGTGCGGGAAGTGGAAACAGGAGGCTCTCCTACCCCTTTGGAGGATCCATACTGCGTAGTTATGAACCTTTCCCACACTGGATTCACAACAAGAATCGGTCAAAGGGCTCTCTTTCAGCCAATTAACTTTATTGAGAGGGCTGCTATGCCCTTGAACATAGACTTCTTGAGTTGACTTTCAAAATTTTCATTGGTAACTTCGCCTTATGAAGAAGAAGACAAAGACTCCTAAACGGCGTTCAGCCAAAAAAAAACAACTTGGAAGATATGCCAGTGGATTAGAAAAGTACTGTGCTGACCAGTTAAAAGAATACGGGCTAGATTTTGACTATGAGGAACACACCTTTGAGTTGATGGAGAAGTTTAGATTCCCCAACAAGTACTTCAAGATGACTGCAAAGGGTAAGGAGATGAAAGATAGATCTGGATCTGTTGTCCTCCCCATTACCTACAAGCCTGACTTCGTCGGCAAAGGCTACGACTGGATCATAGAAACAAAAGGTTATTTACCATCCCACCATGATTTTCCTATGAGATGGAAACTTTTCATGAGACATCTAGTGGGAACTGATTCAAAAACAATTATCTTTCTTGCAAAGAATAAATCTCAAGTGGATCATTGCATACAAGAGATCCTTGAATCAATAAAAAATGGAACCATCTAGAATCAGTTCTTACTATCTCATGGCCTGTGATCGGGTTCACCAAGTAGTAGATGAGCTATACGAATCCCTTCACAACGAAAAGGGAGAACCGATTAAAGAGTTGGAGTCGGTCGTAGACTTTGTTGCCTCAAGCCGCAAACAAATTTATGAGGAGTTGGATTTAATTAAATCAATAGTATCAGAGTATGAAAGTTCACAAAGTGGAGATCACAAAAGAGATGATTCTTCGGGCTGAGAAAAAGTCCAAGATGCACGGTGACATAAACAATAGCATCAGAAAGGGAGAGGGGAATGTTGTTGGTTATCTGGGTGAAGAGATGGCACTGTCATTCTTGAGTGATGTTGTCGAAAAAAATACTTTTGATTACGATATGGTTAGGTTTCAAAACACTCCTCATGTCTACACGATTGACGTTAAGACAAAGGAAAGGGGTGCCAGTAAAAAAACTGGTAGGGCATATGAGCCTAGAGACAACTACTCTGTGCATGTGGCAACTGCATCACTCCACCAAAATGTTGATTCATATGTGTTCGCTCAGGTAAATAAAGTAAAGACAGGATACGAAGGGTGGATTCTGGGATGGATGGATAAGAAAGAGTTTTTAGCAAAATCAGAAGTAGTAAAAGAGGGTCAGTTAGATGAAGATGGATGGCCAGAATCTACTAACGCCCACAAGATGAGGATCAAGGACATCATACATTATTGATTATCTTTGTTCCCCCATGAAAACAAATCGACACAATCAAATCAAGATGAATATAGATAGACTTCTTGAGCAGAACGCTAAGTATCAAGCCGCCCATAACTGCGTGACAAACACACCAGAGAGGCAGAAAGAGATAGATGATTACTGCAACAAGAACTTTATTGATCCCATCAGGAACATTGACTGTCGGACTCACGCTTTGATCGCCAAACAAAGCGACACATAATAAGTAATTTGTCTGTTGTTCGTATCTTTGAATGCTAATCTAATTCGAGATACATGTTCAACTTTAAGTTCATTTACTTCATCCTCATTACGCTGTGGTTTGTACAGCTGGATGA